GTGAAGTCCTGCGACACACAAACTCTCCACTGGTACACATCAAGCTTCGATACACCGCGGTCTTGCAAATATCTATAAACATCACGCGCATCAGGATCAGATAGATACTCCACAACTAGCTTCACGTCCTCAGGAAGCTCTGCAACTTCCTCTCTCTTCTCGTGTGCAAGAGGCAAAAGTGTGCCAGTGTTCGGAAAGACCTCCGTGCACTCCGAAGCAAACTTCGGTGCGTACTTTCGAAACAAAAAGTACACGTTCTTTCCGGAAAGACCGCAGACCCAACAATTGTACCAACCTGTGTCGAGCGCAACATAGAGCTTCTTCTTTTTACTATCGTCACACGATGGACAACACAAGTGTAGGTTCGACTCACTCCGCTCGAGTTCGCCCTTGCCAAATGCCCGGTCTAACAGCCTGGCTCTTCTAGACTTCTCCAGATCCACTATAGATTTGTATCATCGAGATCCTCAATTTTCAAAATATCAGCTCCCCACACCGCGACAACAAAAGCGTCAGCAATGTCGTAGCAGATGGGCTCAAATCGAGTCTCCCCCTTGTTCTTTCCCGATTTCATTATCTTGGTGGGCCACACGTAGCTTTCCATCTCCTCTCGTGCCATCACCCACTTCAGCACCTGCTCCTTAGTGTTGAGGTCTGACTTTCTATCGAGAGAACATCCGACAGCCTTTCTAGTGGAGACAACGTTCGCCAGATGCAGAGGACATTCAAATTCGGACCTCGCGATGAAACTGATAATTCCGTTGAACCGATTGAGCTTGGCGATCGTGCCCGCAGAGGACATTCTACTTCGAAAAGCCTGAAGCGACTCCTCCACCACAACAACATCGACATTGTGCTTGACAGCAACCCTCAAAAGTTCATTTCTGACCATGCAAGACTTGGTGTAAAGCCCCTTTTCCTTCGACAAGGGTATTCCATAGGCTAGCACGACTCTGTCCCTCTGGGGTACCCCTGTGTCCACCAGACACACCCCCACATTCGATGTGGAAACGTCAAGACCCAATATTTTCATCAATAATCCATTCTGATCCTGAACGTGTACCTGTCGCCGTCCCTCTTGACGACGGGTTGTGCGAGATTTGCGCGGCCAACAACGTTCAAATTCTCATCGTGGAGCTGGATGCCCGTCACGTAAACAAATGATTTTGCAGTCTCGCTCGGATAGTCGCTGGGAATGAGATCTGTGTAGGAGGGATTAGAGGAAGAATTTATCACCCCCTTGTCGGCTGTGACGTTGATCTCCAGAACATGAATATTTCGCTGCCCCTCGAATGAGAGCTCCCAGGCGTCAGATCCGAACAGGGGCAAGTTAGGAGACTTGACAATAATAATGCCCTCCTCATAGACAACATTACCCACAGATGCCCAACTTGCATGTGCACTATTCGCGTCGGCACGATAGAGATTGCCGTACCCGTTGTCCCTGAGAGTTATCTGCACCCTGCCGTTAGTACCTGTCACTGACAGATCCTTTAATACAACAGACTTGGGCTTGATCTGGTCTCCGTAGAACATGTTCGAAACGTCGAAGAAGATCACCTCGTTCGAGCTGGGGTCTTTTGTTCTCTGTAAAATTGTGAGAATATTGCCGGGCGAGACACCTGGATCTTCCGGTGTTGGGCCAATAAGTGGGACAAACAACCCATCAGGGTACTTAGTCACATTGTCTGATGGATCGTCTGCTTTGGGCAGAGAAGCCGTGCTGACAAGATTGTTAAGTGTAATTGTTGAGAGATCAATCGCACCAAAATCGTTCCGGAATCGATCGAGTACAGACCCGCTCTTTGATGTTGTCAGACCTCCTGAAAGAAGAAGTTGAAAATTGGGTGTGAACTTTCCGTTATCATTGGGAAGCACCGTGATATTACGCTTTCTATTGCTGCCCGACTCATAAATCCAGTAATTTGCTGTGCGTGCGGACGGAGTCGTATGAGTAATTCGTTTAGCTTCTAGACCAAACAGGCGCGGGTAAAAACCTCTAACAAATTCTCTAGAAAAATTCTCTAAATTCAGTTCGTGTCCGGCGATTCCAAACGACATTGCCACATTAAAGGGATCTTCTGTCGTTCCGGTGGCGTAGAAAAACGGTGTCTGATTGACGTACCGATTGTCAGTCGCCTTGGTAAAGAATGGAGGCACGTAAAAGAGCAACCCCTCATCAGCAGCTGTTCCTGAAAGTTCCGGCTGTGACCCGGTCACACCGGGCTGTGAAAAGTAGGGATTCAATTTGAACCCTTCCTTAGATGTCTCCAAACACTGCTCATTGTTTCGATAATTGTCGAAGATCTTGAGATCGTGAACCTCGGCATTCAGAGGATGGTTAAATTGAGCATCGGACGGGTCTTCTGTGATATTTGGATTGAACTCCATGACCCCAAACTCTAGGTGTGCGCTAGGGTTAAAAAATCCCGCGATGGGTTTTGTATCAAAGTTGCTGCCCTCAAAAAAGTTTCCAATAAACAGCGCGTCGGAATCGTGATATTCATCTGCTGTCTGGATCGGCTTCATGCAGGACGCGCTGGTGATCACAAATGTCCCTTGCTCTTTTCCGTCAATGACGAACGATCCCGTACCGTCCTGGACCGTCGTTCCACCCCATCTGATCGCGGTGTGGTGCCACGTATTTTTCTTAAGCGAATTATCTTTTGATACAAACAGAAATCCTGTATCAGTGGATACGCTTGGAGCCGACACAGTGTTGCCCGAAATTTTGATCGAGCTGGGGGGTATCTCAGCGCTCGAACTCAACTGCAACAGAAGTCGATATCCGTCAGGCCTTCCATCCAGGCCCACCGAAGTTCCTGTCACTAAACTGATAGCGTAGGAGGACGACATGTGAAAAATAGTGCCTGGGCGAAACTCGTCAGACACCCTTTCAGTCGTGTAGCGAGGATTGATATAGAAATCGAACGTGAAGCTCGAACTAGGCGCGTAAAAGTTGGTATCCTCCAGCGCGACGGTGCCCGTGCCGGCCGGATAGATCATCACGCTTCCGGTGGGTAGATACGAACAGGTAACGAAGTTAAGCGTGTGGTAATTTGTGTACGACCACTGCAGTGTCGGATAAGCATAACGATAGAAAGGAAACAGCACGTCCTTAACGACCCGTTTTCGCTGAAAGTCTGGCGTCATTTTTACAGTGGGCTCGAATCTGATCACACTCTGTCGCTTCGAAAACATAGCGGACGATGTGAGCGCATTGACCCCCGTCATGTATGCTAAAACAGCACCGTAACCATTCGTCGCTGATGATAACGTTTGGCGAACACCGCCCAGCAAATTCTCTATCTGGGCATCATCGGAAGCGCTGGCGTTCAGGCCAACATCTTTGTAGACATCCTTAAATGTTGAAGAACCGTCGACGAACAAAGGAAGAGTGCCTGTGATGCCGGAAGTAATTCCGGCGGCGATGGCATTAGTGGATGCCGAAGAGAATGTTCTTCTTGGGTTCGCGAGAAGTGTGTATCTCTCGATGTTGTCCGGATTGATCTTTACGATCGACATTTGACCTCACGTTGCCCTCTCGATTCCAGGCTAGAAATCCAATCGGATCCGGAACGTGATGTCCTTCTCATCATTCTTCTCGATTGGTCTAGACACCTTGGCCACCGCCAGCAGATTGCCGAACTCGTCGTGCAGTCCCACCGTCGTCGGCATTGTGAACGTCCTCTGAACGTCCTCCTGGCCGCTGTCGATCGCGCGGATTCGACCGTCGGAATCCACGAAAGTCGGATTGGTGGAATAATTGAACTCGTCCGCGGTAGCCCGACAGAAAATCAGGGTGGAGTTGATGTTGGTGTTGTTCTGGAAGGTAGCCGCGGTCAGAGATCCTGATTGGAACCTGGTGGAGGCGATGTGGTCGATGATGTCGTCCATGGAGGCGGACACCATGAAATCAGGAATGAACTTAGCGTTCGGATTTCCGACGTTGTTGGCGTACGATCCGCCACCCATCACAGTTTTACCCGCAGCGATGGAGGGGCCGCCGGTGCTGTAGGGGTTGTAGGTCGAGGCCGCTTGCATAGCGTCAATGGTTCCCGACATCTTCTGGGACGCGGAGAAAATTAAGTTCATGTCGAGCACGACCGTGCCGTGGTCGTAGAAGATCAGGCCAGCTGTCTCGTCGGTGTTTGCGGCGTTCTTCACCTCGCCCACGGCGCCGCCGAACGTTCTGCGTTGATTGGTGCTGGCACCGATGTCGGTGTAGATTGCTGACCCGGAAATCGATGTTAAGTTGAGATTTGCTCGACCGGCAGGAGGTAGACCATCCGAATGCCACGCTCCCACGCTGGCACTCTGGTACAGCCTGATTGCGAACGTCTCTCGCTTGACAGCATCACGCGCGAAGAGACGCTTGAAAGAAAGAAAGAGCGCCTCGTTAATTCGGTTGGTCGGGGAGGTTGCCGGCGTCGAAGTGATCTGGAACGGTGTGTAAAAAGCCTGGTCGGCATCCCCCAAAAGGGTGGAGGCGTACTGCTTATAAATATCGATCTTCTCGCGCATCATCAGGCTGTGGGACGGGAACAGAAGCTTTCCAGCGGAGTCCTCGCCCGTCTTGGAGTTCTGCACCGTGTTGCCGCTGTAGAACAGACCGACAGTTATGTCGAACATCGGATTCGCGGTCTGCAGAGTGAAGTCCTGGTCGTACACCGTCTGAAACAAGGAACTGGTCACCCCGGGGCCGATGCCGCCGGTCACAAAGACCTGGTACGCTCTCCTCGTCGAGGAGCCCGAGACGTCCTCCTGGATGATATCCACAAGCTGGTTCAACACTGACCGAGAGGGCTTGATGTCCTCGGGTGTGATTCTCTTAAAGCTTCCGCCAACTACTCTTGCCATGATTTACTCGCTTCTCACTTGCTAATTTTAACGTTGAACTCTTTGCGCAAGCCCGATTGATCACCGACTACTGCGACCACACTGTTGATTGTTGAGCCGTCACCGTAGACATTGAACGTCGTATCGTCCAAACCCGGCTGCGTCGCCAGAGTGAACGATGCCTTAGCGCCATTCTTGGTTGTGGTCTCAGATCTGACTATATTGTAACTAGCGATCCTGGTCATGGACTCCACCTGGAGCGCAGACTTGCCCTGAATTGTCAGGAACCTGTCGGGCACAAACACCGTAAATGTCACGTCAGAGGTTCCGTCCGGAATTTTTGTCTCGGAATCAATTCGCTGCTCGACATTGATAATGTTCGATGTCGTCTGGTTGCGCGTAAAACTGATCTCATTGTCTGCCAAATTAGCAGATCCCACAATCGTCAGAGACGGCAGACGAATGATCGTCGGGTCGGGAAGTGTCAGCATTCTGTACTTGAGCGCCAGATTACCCTGAGTCTGGGCCTCGAAAATTGGCGTGTTTTTGGTGATCTTCTCCTTTCCCACCGTTCTACCGAACTTCTGAATGATGGTGTAGTCCACCTCGTCGTCGGCCAGAGAGAAGAAGGCGATCTTGAAGCTACCGTTGTTGTCCGCCATTTTTTTACGTCCGGCGTCGGTCAGGACAGCGTCGATGATAATATTGTTAGTACTGTGGTCAAGGAAGCCCATAATTATTTCTCCTCATTTTGGTGCAATCTTACACACCTACGTCTAAATATCACCACACTCATGTTTTCGTAAACTGGCGGTTGTCATTGACTTTAATCTCTGCAACAGTTGATTTCTGCAGGTCTAAATTTAGCACGTGCATCTTGTAGATGCCCTGATTTCTGTCTGTTACCAGCACATCATCGTCGCGTCCAGAGCTGGTTCTTGCCTCCAGGGCATCGGGCGTGAAGTAGACGTCCATTCTGGTATGTCCGCTGTCGAATATCGCGTCCTGCGAGAAACTATCCACCGCGATGTTGTCGTCTAGATCCGGATCCACAAAAAAATTGGGATACTGCTTGGGGGCACCTGGTCGAGATATATTTTTTAGCGTAAGTCGGTTTCTCATCTTGTCGAATCCAACCTGTGTTTGTGATGAATAGCCTGATGACAGTCCGTGCGCATCGACAGCGCAGACAGCATAAATAGCCGGCCTAGAGTCTCGATTGAACTTTTTATCTTCAAACATTGTCCAACCACCCACTTTTTTTATGATCAAGTCCTGCCTGATTGTTTCTGGGCGCAGAGTTCTTACCACCGAATCGTCAAAATCTATCTCACCAATGCATTGGAACGGTTCGTAGATGGAGAATCGCTTGAACACCTGAAAGAATTTTGTGTCCCTCGATCTTCCGGACGGAAACTGCCACGTGATGATGAGACCCCGTCCTCGGTTGTAATTGAACTTATGGAACACCCCGTTGGGAGAGTCCGGAGGCTCAAACTCCTCTGTCAAAACGGCCACTGATTTTGAGGGTCTGGACGCAATCAGTGTCGCGATTCGGTAATTTCTCCCTTCCTCGAACGGTTCCCTTGAGGCAACCACCGCATCGACTCGGTAAACCGTGCGCACCGAGTAGAAGTACTTGGATCCATACACAACTTGACTGTCAAGATATCTTATATTATCCCTACCCTCGATCGGAAACACACGTGTCGACACCATTCTACCCGAAGGTGCCAGTTGTTTTCTAATCAGGAGATACCCCACAGTCTGCGCTCCTACAATTTGTGGTGTCAAATTGAGCTCCGGCTCCGGGCTAGTGTCAGGCATTGGTATAAAGGTTGGCTCCAGATCAGCTTCTGTGAGAACAGATGAATTTGCTCGAGGTTTAAAGTTGTCCGCAATCAACTGCGCCTTTTTTTGGATCTCAAACTTACTCAAGGGCGACACATCGTCTGCTCCCTGGACGGTGATGTCAAGAACTCGCTTATTGACAAGAGAGTTTAAAGAGAGCTGGGCGGCTGTGTCGAACATCGTTGCTGTGCTTTGTTTTGGGCGAAAATTCACCTTAAGGTCTTTGGCATTAAGGTAAGGCGTTATCAAGGACTGAATCATGCCCCTCTTCACGCCCAATAAATTTGCGATCGTCTTGGTCTGGTCTGAAGCAGAAAAGTCTATCTCTAACACTGCGCTCAGACTCTTGATCTTATCAGAAATTCGCGCAGACGCATCCGGATCGCTCTCACGAAACGCAGCGAACGCATCATTGGTAATACTCTCCTCGGATGAAACATCGTCTAAGTCAAAATCAATCAATTTTAAATTGTTTTTGGCATCACCAAGATTTCCCATTTCAATTATCTGAGCGGGTTTAAAATTCACATCATTATAGCGGGGAACCTCAGATTTTAACGTGCCGGCCTTGATCAATCTCTGCGTCTGATTAATTGTGGTCGCACCCGGAACCCGAAGATCCCCCTCACCGTTGATCCTCTCATCCGGCGTGAAAAAATTGTAGACGAACTCCGCCCTAATGTCTACCGGATCTGGAACGTCGACTATTGTGAACTGTCTACTTTGTTTCATTTTCTCACCAGCGGATCTGCAGGAACTACATTAATGGCGTACGAATTGACTGAAACTGTGCCCGGTGTCACATCTGATTTAGTCAGACCGATGCTCAGTTGATTGTCTGTACTTATCTTTTTTCCGAGCTTCACCACCTCCTCTGCCTTCCCTGACATTGAGCGAAATTTGAACGCTTCAAACAAAAATCCCATCGTCTTGTCAAAATACGCCGGAGAGAAAACACGCTCCTCAATCAGTCCGTCGTGAAAGTAAATAGAATCAAAGATGTCATAAAATAGCTCAGCAGTCGCGACGCTTATCTTTTGAGACTCAAAAGTTTGTCCATTGGCAATTTTTTTCACCTTGGACGAGGTGGTTTTCAACATCTCCAGCTCAGACAACCTGGTCGTGGTGGTCCCGCTCTTTGTTACCACAAATGACTGGTCAAAGGTCGACTCATCAATCTTGGCTGCAGAGCATATTTTTCTCGCTAGTGTTGCCGATCCAGCAGATCTCTTTGTGTAATCAATTTTAACCAAATTTTCCTCGAGTAGATCAGTACTTGACAGAACCGAAAAAGCTTTTCTCACTAAGTAGGAGAATACCTCATTGCTTAACGACTGCTGTGCCATTTCTCGAGAATCATCAGAATACTGTTTGATGAATTTTTCTCCGGTGACACCTGTCGTCAAGGTGGCTCTTTTGACAACGTCCGCGAAAGTCTGGGGTGGATTATCTTCAAATCCCTCAAAACTGCTGCTATCAATCAGATTGAGCACAAAAAAGTTTTTCGTGACCTGGTCGTATTTTATGTCATCAAATACCCCGTCTCGCCCCACCTGCACAGCAGTAATTTGCTCAAAAATATTGGACGCATGCCCAGATGCAAGACGAAATGCCGGCAAAAGTGTGTCGGAAATGTAATCACCAGGCAACCCAACCGTGCAAAAAATTAGATTGTCAGAGGCGGTCGACCCCATCTGCTTAAATGCCGGGATCATACAGACAACTTCTCCTTCGGTCAATTTGGGAACTCTCTTACTCCGCTTAGACAGGGAGCTGTGATACCGATTGAGGCGTCTCTGGCTGATACTCAATGAATAGTCACTTATCGACGTCAAATAGTCCTCACCAATTGGTTTGTTGGAGAAGTCTATTAGCGACTGCGCGAGATCTGTAGCTTTCTTTTCACCCCTCAGCATGGCAGCAAGATCGGATATGTTTCGAGTCTGCTGCTGAGTATGCTCAATGATCGCAGAGACAGATGTCAATGCTGCCATGGCAATATCTCTCTCGCGCGCGAGATCAAAAAAGAAATCCTGCATAGTCAAAAAGGAAAGTTCAGACCCATAGGAGCTAGCCGTTACAATAATATCCTCGGGGCTGCTGTCCAAATCAGGAATTAAATTTTTGTCACCCACCCTGGTCGATAATGCACCAAAATTGTTTGCCTTCGATCCCTGAATTAGAAGCTTGAGAGCACGCGCGGCAAATCCCGCTTGACTGTCTGTTCCCACAAATGTCTTGATAGAAAATTTATTATGTGAAAATGGTGTCTTGAGCTTCATCTTCGGTGTAGAAAAGGAAAATCCCCACTTGCTCTTTTTGGGCTTCTTCTTCGTGTCCTGTGTTTGCGCATTCACAAACATTGACACCAAATCAAGCATAGCCTCAAATAGCATTGAAAGCGACAGCGTGCCGTCGATCTGAGAGTTTCGTGTGAACCTTCCGGGAGTCAAAAATGTCGCGACGTCGTTCTCTGATTTTGAGAGACGCTTGGCCTCGTCGTGCATGTCAAGATAAATCCGGACAATTCTATTAAGAAGCGAGGACTCAGAGTCGTAAATGTCTTCAAAAAAATTCTCGGTCCATCGCGTCAGGTGCAGCGGATTTCCAGGAACACCCGACTCTGTGGGATAGGTTCTGAAAGCATCTAGTTTGTTATTTGCCGAATCATCCTCAAAATCAATTATTTTCTTCTTAATAAAATCACCGTCATCTGACGAGAATCTAATCGCATCCCGACTAAATTCGATATTTTCAGGGTTGTTCTCATCTGACTGATTTGAAGTCGCTGTAATCACGGAGGTTACAGGATCTTCTTTGCCGGTTTTTATTGTGACAGTTGTCGATGTGGTTTTCTGCGAAGATTTATTCGCGGCAGCATCTGTTTTGTCAGAGTCAAAACCCTTTCCAGATAATTGGAGCAGCGCCTTTCGCGCCATCATTGACAACAAGAACCGCTTGACTACGTTGGCCCTTGAGCCGGGCGATGTGTCGTTCTTGCTCCCCTCTGCCAAAATTTTGAAGAGAGAGGTTTCCATTATATCGAGTTCTTTTCCTGCATCCTTGCTCACACCAAACTGGTCGAGAGAAGTTGACAATTCCTCCAGCATTCTTGTGTAAAGACCGCGTGGTGTCAAAAGCACTGGTGTCTTATCCCTTAGATGAAGCTTCTTGTAGAAATTTAAACCTTGTTTGAACACATCATCGGCGCTGTCGATAGCCCCATCAAAAAGATTGACCTTGTTGTTGGTGGGATCTCTCGCCACAGACTTCATAAAAGTATCAAAAGAATTTAAAACACCCCCCCTTTCAACCACAAAATTGCCATCGAGCAAACACAGCCTTTTTGATCCTGTTTCAACAGCATCACCCTTATTTGAGACGAGCAAATAATCGATAAGACTGCCGCGGTGGTGTTGACCTGCTGTTGAACTTTCCACTGCACGCACACCCAAATAAGAGTCTACATACCCCCATTTATCACCTGTTCCCAGCGGGATGTCAGATCCAAAACGATTTCCAAGTGGTGTTCCGGAAAGACGCCCTAAACCCGCAGAAATCGCGTACTCGTTTGCCAACATTGTTACCAATGCCAGGGACCTTCTGTGTGCAGGAGCATGTAATTTCTTGTAAAAGTCTCTATTTACATAGGGCGCTTCATTATCAAACCCATACACGTAGTTCTGGCCGGCGTGGTTCTTCATTGAGAGAGTTTTCAACGTAGCTGGCTGTTGATTAACGCCCTTAGAATTCCTAAGACTGTCAGCAACTGTCCACCAACCGACCGGCACTGATACCAGGTCCATACCCAAAATTTCGGGCGTGTATCCGCGGAAGAGCGTCTGCGCGGCAAATTGCAAGGCTTGTGTTGTAAGCGCAGTGCGAGATTTTTGTTTAAGATTTTTGATGCTTGATTGCACACAGTGCCCCTCTATCAATGAGTAGGGGTCGGTTGCCATCGGCTGGTTAGCCAACAGAGGTTCAGGTTTGCCCAGATCATCAGCCGCCTGTCTCGCTATTGACGATATGCTCTCCCGCGCAGTGTCGGGTGAAAGAACTCTGTTTGTGTCCTTCAAAAAACGAAAAATTATATTCAACTGCTCGATTGTATTCTGCGCATCCTGTGTCTGTTGCCTCAAACTAGCTTCTAACTGATCAAAAGCCTTCTCGTCCTCCCTGAGTATCACATCAAAAATTCTTGCCGCAAACTCTTGCGAGACTCTATCCTCCAGATACGCCTGGGTCACCGCGGCAGAAACTGGAGAATAGGGTTCCCCCAAAAAGTCAAGCGCCTTGAGTCCAAAGATGACCAAGGGCTCCGACCGCTCCTTGTCAATTTTCGCCTCCTCGTTCGTTTTGGGCTGAGAGTTGGGCGTCTTAGATTCGCTCGACAAAACCAGAAACTGATCATTCAGATCAACCGTTGCATCTCTGATAATGAGTGACACATTTTTGGGAGAGGCTTTTGCTACGACAGGAACAGACGCAACATTATCAACCAACCCTGTGGTCGTCTTGTTTACATTTGCCGCAATACTAGATTGTGATGAAATTTTGATATTAAAAAATCCAAACATGTTCCCTTCTCAGAATTAGCCAAAAAGCATATCCTTTATCTCGTTCATACCTAAGTGCCCTGCACCCGTCTTGTTCGCAGAATTCGATACTTCGGCCTCAAATGTCTCCATATTCCAGTCAATAGTAAGTTGATTTGCGGCAGAGTGCCAAGCTGACAACAACGATGCCTTGTCAATGCCGATCGCTGATGTGATTTTTCCATCAGAAACTTTCACCGTCGTTGGATCTATTTTTCCGGAATGTAACCCTTTTTTAATTAACGCACTCGGCTCTATAGAAGTCGATTCCAGCTGTGATATCTTGTTGTCTCCGCCTTTTCCGCTAAAACTTGGAAGATCGACCCTGTCCCAAGAAAAGATCTCAGCAAACTGATCTGGCATCTTCGGTTTCGCTTCGAGTAGTTGAGATGGCTGCGCCGACCACACTTTGTTGGACACACCCGGAGATGTCATAGGCGGCACAAGTGGATTCTGAAAGTTGATCGACTGTCCAATTGGTTGCACATAGTTCTTTCCTTTTCCGTAACTAAATACCACACCCTCCAAAAGGTTCTCAGGCACCGAGTAAAGCTTCTCAGCATTTATCGATGGCGACTTCACCACCACATCGTCATCAAAACTCACGGCGCGCACACTGTAAGACTTCTCACCGGTTTCGCCGTAAAATCTATCATCCCTGTACCGATACAGCGCGGATCCTCTGCTGCAGGCGATAGCGCCCAAAAGTTGATCGCTACCATCGTATGTGCAGTAGATCAAAAAGTAGCTGACATTGCTCACATCTCCAGACACTCGCCAGGTCAGAGAACTGTACAGACTTTTTTCAGTAATTGTCATGTCCTCGATAATCGGCTCAGTCTTTGGAATTGCAACTCTGACAGCTAGCTCCTGGCCCACTTGTGATTCCAGCATCAGGCTCTCAATTGACCGGCCTTCGCGAACATCAAACTCAGGCGGCAAAACTCCCATTCTGCTGTATATCGCCCGAGCAAAACGTGACGCCAGGCGTTGAATCTCATCGCCGTATCGATTGATCAAACCCACAGTCGACGCCTGCAAAAACACCTCGGGCTGCTGAAGACAAGTTTTAACAACGTACTCGTACCTACCGTTTGAAACGGGAGGCGGAAGCCCCAATTTCTGCCTTTTATCGGAATCATCGATAAATTTTCCAGCTGGAGTAATACCGAAGGACACTCTTCTTCCCGTATTGAGATTTATCCTCTCCACCAAAAACATCGTGAAAAATTTCGGTTTTAAATCGTCTTTTGACAGATTTGAAATAAATTGTGTATCTACACCGGCATCTCGAAGCGCTGTAGTCACAGTTTTGAAAAAATCTACTGTTGGCTCACTGAATATTTCAAAAGTCACAGTCGTGTTATTGTCTCCATCCTGGAGCGCTGTGGGGTCTGTTAGAGAGATCGAAAAGGGAATTTCTCCAGTGACAAATCTCCTGATAATTGTCTCGTCCTCATCTGAAATTATTTCTTCGCCCAAGCTTGCTAATCCAATCGTGCCTGTCCGATACGCGACAAAATATCGATAATGCCTTCCCAGCACAGCAGTTTCGTCCCTAAAATAAAAAGCATCCTTCTGGCCGTTAACAAAAACAGTGAGATCTCCCTCTATTGACAAAATTTCTTCCACAGACTCATCAAAACTTCCGGATTTGTGAAACTCCTGTCTAAGCAATCGAATCGTGAAGATATCGTCAGACAACGTATTAACTCTAATGTCCACCCCTGCGTTTTTATTAATCGCCCGAATAGCTACAGGAATCGACGCGGTGCGCAATGGATCACTCACATTCTTGAATGACGGAATGACAATGCTTGAAAATTCTCCAATACTGCCGTCACCATTCACGACCGCGAATCGATAAATGGTCTTGTTTGGCAACACATTGTCCAAAAGATCCTCAAAAATAACAATATTTGACTCCGGAGACTCAGAAAAGGACAGGTCTGTCACATCATCAACATATCTTGTTCCCACGTTTGAATTGGTGACAATTCTAAACACTCTCACAACACGAAGAGTGGGATCAGTTCGTTTGAGCACAATCGAGACAGAAGCCATCTTAGCATCTATTAGCGAAACGTCAGGCGGCTCTGGATTCGCAAGAAGCTCGTTCAATTCTCTTCCATGATTGATTTCCACAATCGTCTTGGTGAAGATGCATCGACTTCGTGGGGCACCAATCGAGGAGATCGACGCATAAAGTTTCTCCGATCCCTGAACTTCTCCCTTGCCCAAATACAGTGTCTGTACGTACTCTCTTTTCACGGGCAGCAGTTCAGCAAAACTGACACTAGACCTGCGACTTCTGGATTCGCTTCTTGACACCGCAGCCCGCACAAGTGGTCGATCCTGTTTTCCTCTTCTAGCGCTACGATTCGTCCTTCTAAGAGAAGCCAGACTTTTTCTTGTTCGTGGAGCTCTCGCCCCGGCCGCGCTTGTGATCGAATTATCGTGAGAGAAAAAATTATTGCTAGATCCCAAAGAAATTGCACTGAATGGTGTCACTGCAGAAAAATTGCCAGCAGCTGATACCTGTGCCGGATCCTCATTGTTCGATTTCAAATCCTTGGAGATCTGCTTGAAGGTCTTGCCCGGCAAAATATTAGAGAGGTTCGGAATTGACAAGACGCTTGGGAGAGTCATCATTGAGGTGTTGGCAACCAAAAGCTTCTTCAAGCTATTTGGTGGCGCGGTGACGTTGAAAGCATTAAAAAGATTCTGTCCTCCAATATTGAAGACCACATCTTGGGCAGTATCAAATCTTACTTCGAACGTCTCGATCGCATCATCTGATGAAAGATTGTTAGTTCGAGGATTGCGCGTAAAAATTTCAAATCTCACACCGACGACACCCAAACGAGATGCACGTCGCTGATTCACCAAAAATTTTGTCTTGTACTCAAAAACACCCTCGCCTCGCTCAAAACTCTGGCCAGCATCAAAGGACTTTACCTCGGCCTCATTGACCACATCAACTAAATCAAACGGAAGAGTTCCGTCGGCAAACTCAAAAAAACTGTCAATTGCAACCCTTCTTACTGAGAACTTTGCCATTTTTCTTTCCTAGTCAATTACCACTGTGAACAGACACAAAAATGTCTCTGCACCAAAAGAATCCCGCTGTATCTTTCCGACAAATAGAACGCGTTTTCCCGGACTGTGAGGATCATCGTCCTCAAATTCACCAAAATCGACAACAGACAACTTCTCAACTCCAGAAACATCCTGCTCAAAAAATTGCACCACAATATTATTAGATCGGCTCGTCTGGGCGAACTCAAACCTCTGCATCGATTTCTGCTTCAAAGAAATCATCAACTCGTCCAGCGTTAGCGTCGTCTTCCACGGTTCTCCTGGACGCGTTTTTCCCCACTTCTCATTCAAACGCGGATAATTTCCGATCGGTTCTCCACGGTCCTCTCCGGGGCGAGGTGCGTTCTCCGGGGGGAGGTATTTAAAGTTGGCAAAATCAGAGAATCGACGGTCGCTAAAAATGCTCGGAAGATCGTCCGGATTCACATGCCCGGACTGTCCACCCCGCAAGTACTGTGTGTCGTCATCTATGGAAAAGGTTCCTGTGGTGGGCGACAGAACGACATTCTGGTACAATGAGAAATCATCAATCGTTCCCACAATTCTCTGATCAGTAAAATTCTTTGTGATTCCCTCCAGCACGAGAGAAAGCGCAGGTCTAAGATCCGATCCGGTCAGACCTACGGGGCTCTTGATGAATCCAACCTGCATCGTTCCGGAAGCGATCGTGCCTCCGACCACCTCGAAATCGGATGTTCTAAACGGGCGCATGCTGGTTCCCGCCTCCAGTTCCGGCACGATCACATCCTGGTATCGATTGTGGGCCTCAAAAAATATTCTACTAGAAGCATCAGCAGCGAGCTTTGGCTGTGTCAAGCTTCCGGAAGTCTCATAGAAGGTGTGCAGATCGGTGAAAGTGGCGTAGCGGATTTTGAGCTCACCCACACCTGCCTGGCGCTTTCCCTCCTGGGTCACCACGAAATCGAGCACGCGCTCTTTGTTGTTCAATATTCCAGCCATTGTCCCTAAATATCAGCGCACGGAAGTTCAGGAGATACCCCGCTTGTAACTATTTTTTATCACTCCAAGCTGGTGTTGGGTGGTGAGATACTTCTTTGTCTCATTTTAATGTCCTCCACTCAAGTCTGCTGACTGATCCATAAAATTGATCAGGTACCAATTTGTACCGTCGAATATCCAGGTCGTGACATCACCGTTAGCCGTTGTTATATTAGTCGTCCCACCCTTTAAATTAGTGCTGGTTACATCGTAAACAACTGCAGCCGTTGAAATGACATTTATTATTTGCCCAGCAACTCCGCCGTCAAACATTGTCAGTGTCTGAGAGCTGGCATGTGTTTTAAATAAATTTCCTGTGGCAACTGACGGGGTTGTGTCAGAACTACCAAATGTGACAAATGTCTCTGATGGGCCACTAAATGCCGCAGCGCCTGCAACGTGTAGCATACAATTTGGCCCTGCTGTCCCAATACCTACTCTATCAGTGACTGTCGTCAACCTCACAACAGTACCGTCGTCAGTCCATCCCGCCGCGGCCTCCAGCAGGTTGCCGTTGAAGTAGATTTTTCCGTCCACGGCGTAAAGCAGGTTCGTGATCTGGCTTGGTGCGGTGTCGAGGTTGGAAAGCTTGACACCGTGATTGAACTCCTTGCTCGCGAGACCGACCTGTATTCCGTTGGGAAAGATCACATTTTGGACCTCGTTGTTGTTGCCGCTGCGCAGCACCAGCTTGTCCTCTTGTCGCAGCTGTGACTGTTTAATCTTGGGCATCTATTTTCTCCTTCTAGGTCAAAGTTATGTCGATGTCAATTGGCACCAGCACCCTGTCCGGGTCGTCGGATCGGTCGACCGTCTCGCCATCGTAATAGGGCTTGGATGATGACGAGAACGGGCTCAGATTCTGGGAGTGAGTCTTGCTCGGATCAGTGCCACGTCCCTCTCTGCTCTTGAAAACTATCTCCAGCGGATACTCAACTGTCCCCCCACGCAGCAGTGTGGCGGGATGCCGGCGCTGCTCCAGCATATCCCTAAACTGCCCGTACCTGTCCCGGCGGAACCTGGCATCCAGGTGCGAGCCGAACAGGCCACTGAGACCGTACTTGTAGCCGCGAATTATAGGTATATTGTAGTCTGCACCATCGGGCCCGGATTCGTAACCTGGCGCATCATACTTGGCCGCGCCGAATCCAAACAAGGTTTTCACAGTATTTATATGTGCCCCATCGCCGAGAGCGGAGCCGTGGTCGGAAGAAACGATGCCTGAAATGGCATCTGTGTCGCTGCCGCCGCCCATACCGGTGGCAACCCAAACAGTGTCAGGATAAGTTAGATATACTTCTGCAGCTGTCGGGTTGTTGCTGGAGTCGTATGCCAAGGACCTAAGGCTGGAAAAATTTGTTGCAACAAACCTGGTCGAAGAAATCTCATATGCTGTCCTAAGAAACCAACTTTCATCAAATCCTTTGGTTATAGTTTGATCCGGCGTAGCTATACCTAAAAGATATACGCCGGTGATCTGAAAAAATCCCCTTCCAGCCTTGTTCAAAATATCAACAGGATTGGGCGGGTAGCTGTCGTACAGGGTTCCGGCCTGGTCTGTCAGCCTGACGAACCGCTGCAGGGAGCCCGTGGTGCCCGCCTGTCCCGATGATACTGTGTTCACCACGCGTCTGGAATATTTCGTTCTAAGAATGTTGCCGTCGTACGCCACGAACATCGAGCCGGAAACTACATTGTCCACATAGGAGCCAGTCAGCGATCGGAACGAATTCACATCAAACTGGTCGAGCACCGGATTGTCGAAGTACAGCGCCTCGTGCACAGCATCGGAGGTCAGAGGCTGATTGGTCGTAGTCTCCACGGGCAGGTTGTTGCGAAGCTGTGATCCGAACAGGGTAAGACGACTTTCGCCGGGAAGAATATTTAGCGCGTAAGCACCCGAGACCATGAGCGCCTCCATGCCGGCTTGGTTTTGATAAATCGCAGCGAGTATCAGGTTGCTTTTCGGCGTCAGGACGTACGGAGAAGTTTCAAATGAGCCCTTTCTAGAAACCATATTGTACCAGGACGTTGGATTCGCGGCGAACCAGTTCACGCCGGTTGTGAAAGCGATTGCGGATCCCACGATGCTTTTTATGAAGGAGCGTCCCGAGGCATCATTGAACAAATTTCGCCCTGACATTTCCGTGCATGTCGAGTTGCCGATGTAGCTAGCGCCGTGGCCAGTGGTGTTGCGCGCATACATGTTGAACAAGCCTATCGGAGGAAAGGCTCTTGTGGAATCGGGGATAATTCTCGGTTCAGCCTCCAGCATAATGGAACCAGTGTAGGATCCTCGAAATCCGAGATAGCGGTACAGCTCCGTCACTGTCGGAAGCCACGTCTCGGCCGAAGCGTATATTGTCGGCCAGGTCGCGGACAAGTAGGCCTCCACATTGGGATTTATGGCCACGGGTGTTCCAGCCGGGGCGGCCGTCTCGTCGAAGCATCCGGCTCGCGCGAACCAAATTATCTCTCGGTCTCTTGTGACGTTGAACACTGACTCGCCGGTGAACTCATAGGCGGTTGAGCCGGCGGCACCGCCCCTTGACCAAGTGTTCGTTTTGACCAAGTCCACCTTGGCTCCGTCCTCGTGCATCAGCACGAAACAGGCATTTTGGGGCGGCTGATAGCTGCTGGCCGCCGTTTGATTGAACGCGTACGGATCAAGCCCTCCGGGTGCGCTGCCGAATCTGGCCGTTGCCGATCCGATCAGGAGAGAAACTTTTTCGAGGAGAAAGGGCGCTGTCAGCGAAGAAGTCAGCGATAAAATTTGCGAACCGGTCGCGTTGAACTTGGACTCGACCGGGAACCCGGCGACGCTGGTGGGACATCCCATCAAATACGAGCTGGTGATGAATGCCCCGAATTGGGTGGGAGCGCCGATGTGGATGGTGCCGGGGTTCTGACACTGCGCCAGCATTGAACCGGTAAAAACTGTGGGCGAGGGGTGGTAATAGTCCACATTACTGCCCGTGGTGAGGTTCCCCACGATCTCCCATACTTTTCGATCCCAGTTGTAGTACGCCAAGCCCGAATTGATGTCTCCCGCCAGGCCTAGCGCGCTATTGGCATACGGTTGAGATCCCGCGTCGGTGCCCGTCGACCAGAAAATGCTTGTCGATTTTCTCGGCGAAGTGTCGAACGTCAGGATCGTCTTCGAACTCAACCGCTGGTTGAATCCCGGCAGAGTGCCCGGCGTCGTCCCGGTGGTGTAGAACTTGAGATCGTTGTCGATGTAGACCCTGTTCTCAACGAACGGAGAGATGCTCTCCCCGGGTGTGAAGGACACGTGTGTGTCAGACACCCCAGCGCTGCTGGTGCCCGCGGCGGTGAGCCCCTGCAAAATGTTGGGCGTGGCCACCCCTCCGCTCACAAACTTACTCCCCTCGAACAGTCCAGTGGGGTACACAATATTATTGCTTGCAGAGAAGATGATTGAATTTGTGTCGTTGAACGGAGAGACGTAGATGCCGGTGAAATCCGGGTCTCCAGTCCTGGCGATGGTGGGGTAGGAGCCTGTGCGCACATCCCGATTTTGAAGCACTACCCGACTGGGCAGAGACAGTATACCACTCTGCATCTGCCCGTAGGTTCCGCGGCGGCTGTTGTAGATTGCGAGAATATTCTCCTGACTCAAAATAGTGGACCAGATCGCACACGAGTCCAGGCTACCGTTATAATAGTATGCAGATGTACTCGAGCCGAAGCCGGTATTCCCAGCAAAATCTTGTTTGGTGCCTGCCGAAGCGGTTGTGAAATCAGGTGTGAGCTCGATGCCATCCATGTATGCCTTGGGCACATTTCCGGCTGTTGACCTGTCGTAAGTAATTACAAAATGTTGCCAGGTGTCCTTCAGTAATACATTATCGAGCTGCCACCCGCCGGCGGTGGTACTCCAAGCATCGTCATCGATGTTAAGCCTGTAGTTGCCGGAGGCGTACTCGAACCAGACGTCCATTCCTCTTGTGGCACCCATTCTCAGCAATGTCTTCGTGTCCGTCAACTGATCCAATTTGATCCAGAAAGAGAAAGAGAGGCTAGTTTGGGAATAAAGATCGCTCATGGTCGCCGACGTCAAGAGCAACTCTGAGCTTGAACCGTTGAAATCACCGGCTGTGCGAGCGCTAGCAAAGGGCAGACGCTTCGTCGAGGATTCCAAGATATATGGGATGTCGGAGGTCGCAGTTATGTTTGTGGCAGTGCCATCTCTTCCGAGTGGAGAAGAATCAGTGCCAAGCGCTCCTGTCTCAAATTCATACCAGGCTTCAAGGGAGTCTTGCGCGGTGTACAAGTATCCACTTCTACTGTAGAACGTCTTGGACAGATCTAAATATGTCAGCGTTTTTGTTGCACGTGCCATCTTACTTCTTCAAACCCCCGAACGCGATGGAATCGTAACTATAATTGTCGTTCTGTGAATACACGAACCCGTGCCGCATCACCACCACCTCCTTTCTGACACCGTGGGGCCTCGCGGCCCTATACGTTGTTGAAGCACTGACAAACCCTTCGATCAACTGATATCTCATTGACTCATCCAGCGTGCCCGAATAGAACAGCTCTCTATCAGTGGCGTCAGTGTACGGTGCAATTCGCTGGTCGGCGTCAGAAAAACCGCCGGGCATGTCAACCTTGTTCGATCCGGATCCACCAAAATTCTCCACGCTGTCCAAAAAGGGCCGAGTTCCAGAATCACGCAGGTCTCGCTTGTCGTCCAAAATTATTGACTCTCTCTTGTCGTTCACGTTCGACATACTACCCTTGATGCTTCGTATGATATAAGGAAGCTCAATTGAGGTCCTGTCGACAACCTTTCTGATGGTAAGCGGTTCAATCACACCGTCGAAGGAGCTTGGAGAACCGTAGCCCTGGACGAAACCCGTAGGAATCACCAAATTCAAAGGATGTGTGTTAATCACCGCCAACGGTCCGATGCTTCCTGTTGTCACCTCCACGGGATCCGGATCCACAAACGGGCTGTTGTCGTCGTAGATCGCAGTCTGCCCGAGATCTCTTCTCTCTGTCTGGTGTACGACCGCCACCCCCAACAAACCAAATGTGTCGAGATTGACCTGGGATCCATATCCCGGCGTCGGTAAAGAACCAGACCCAATCGAACCACTAGTGGTTGCCGATGGACCAAGATTTTCGGGTGCCAGTGTCTCATTAAAAAAGTTCTGATTCTGTAGAACCCCACTTAGCGTGGTGGCTAAATTAATATTTCCCCTTATTTTGAAAACAGTGAACGCGGCAAGCTGGAAGGGTGTCTTGATCATCGCCCCCTGTCTATAGGTGTCCACCGAGGATGTGATAATCGGATGTGTGACATTCGCTAAGGTGCCGGTATGAATTCCTGAGATGGCTGACATTAGAACTTCCTCAGATCACCGGTGATCAGTTGCATTAGTATTACAGGTTTTCCACCCCTGTTCTCCTCGCCCAGGTACATGTCGTAGTATTTGTAGGTAAATTTGGCCCTCTCCAGCACGTGTGGCTCGATCACGTAGCTCGTTCCCTGAAACTTGGAATCGCTGGGCAACATCTGCTCGAGAAGATCGCCAATGGTCTCGTCGAAGAACTTGAAAAATTCGAAGAACGACTGCAAATTGACCTTATCTGTGAGGCGATTGAAGTAAATTCGGCGGAGATTTCTGAGGTGGGGGTACTCGTACGCGAAGACCAGCTCCGGGCTGCCGATCAAATTGTCGAGCGACTCTAGCGTCGCAAAAATATTCATGATGTCCTCGTTCAGCGCCTGCACGACAGAAATCTCGATCGATACCCGCTTGTCGTCCTGCGGTTCTTCCGCCTGTGGTATCTCATGGAGGGGCGCCAGGGCGGCACCAAATTTTTCCGCTGTCTGATCGTTCAGGTAGCTTCTAATTCTGATCTTGTTCGGATTCTCACCCGACTGAAAATTGGGGGACAGAACCTCAAAATCGAATCTCTCAGGCTTGATCACCTCTTTGCTGGCTTGAAAACCACTTCCAGAGAACAGAAGATTGTTCTGGGAAAAATCGAACAAAGCGATGTTGCCCGACGCGTCGGATTTCGTCACCGTCTGGTCGATTGAAACGTCAACACGCAACCGCTCAAAGGAACCGCTCGCATTTGTGACGAAATTAAAGTTAATCTCGGGATCGATCACCCCCAATGACTTGAAATTTCGAGCATGAGTTTTGGTCTCATCGACTGTCAGGCCCTTGCTCCAAAATCGTAATGTCGAAACTTTGCCCGTGAATGTCGAAATTCTGGCACGGGAATCGACATTGGTCGTGTCATTGAGAAAAACTGACTCGGTTGTGTCAAAGCTCTGGCTTCCCACAACCACAAATGTACCGCTAGTATTATAAGAAGCGGAAGCCCCCGAACCGCTGATACTTTGCAGGGCATTGTTGGCAGATGTACCCTCGTAAAAATAGCTCGAGGTTGTTAAAAACTCTTCCAATCCGCCCGGGGTGAATTTTCCGGCGCGCAGAAAATAGGACGAGGACACATAAGAAGAGATAAGATCGTGTCTGTCGCGTCCAAAAGCAATACTCCACTTTCGACCGTCAAAAATATCAACGCCAGTCATGTACATCGATAGCGTCGGTGCAGACGAACCACTCACGGGTCGACCGTAGAGAACCAGGCTACCAGTCGTCGAAAGAGACGAGCCCGGCTTTATGGCCACGAGGTTGAACAAAACACCATGTCCGACATTCGGTGCAGTGGTTCCTGTGACGTGAATTCTCGCCAGGCTCTGTGTCAAAGGATGTGTGTGTTTGTTGTCAAATTTATAAATACCCTCAACTGTCCAAGACCCAGAAGTGAAGAGGCCATCATTGGGATCGCTCGATCCCGTTATGGGACCGTAGGCGCCGCTAACGTAAGCACGCTCACCGAGTACACCAGCGGGTTGTGGCACACCTGGCGCAACTCTGGATCCTGACAGATATGGACCCGCTAAAAACGGTCTGCTAGAGTCTATTCCCTGAGGGTTTAGTGTCCCGGGAGTGTTGAGCGTTCCGCTCATATCCAACATTGCAGCGATCTCGTGGCGTCTAATAAAGGAGTCCCCCAAATTTCTCTGCTTAGAACCTCCAAACTCCCTGATTCTGATTGGTCCGTCCGGATTAATACCCATATTTGCCAGAATGGACCTCAACGACATGTGTGTGCCTCTCGTGGAAAAGATGAAAGGTAGATCTGAAAAAATTCGTCTCCACAGTGTATTCTGAACCGCACGCAGCGCCGTCGTCGAGCGTCGATTTTTTCGAATCTCCGTGCCATCAAGCAGCTGATTTAACGAGGCGTTGGCGTAAAAATTTGGTAGCGCTATACCGTAGTATCTGGAAAGCCACGGTAACAGCTGATCCGAGATGGCATCCTGTGAGAGGACATCAACCTTCAACAGACGCTTGAATTCGTCGATAAACATTTTTAGTTCATCAAATGTTTCAGCAAACGTGTAAAGCAAGCCTGCGATAATCTGTGGCTGCCCCACTCGGGCGCCCCCGGGCTGATCGTAGCGTCTAGCTAACGACTCACCTATGTCGGCCTTCTCTGTCTCGAATCCCTCAGCGTCCGACGCCTCCTTGAAGTAGTGCGAGGGAACCAATCGAGTCACCAAATTGGGATTACTGTAATCATAATTGCTGGCGGAAGTCAACAATTCATCGTTGAGATCTGTCACACCCTCAAATGATGGAAAAAGCACCGTCGAAACTATAGCCGTCTCTCCATTGACGGGCGCCTGGCCGTACGTGCCAGTATTTCTAAGAGACATCGAAAAATTCTGTACGCTAGTGTGAAGCCCGTTTCCACTATGATCAAGCACAAGATCTGATCCATTGCCTGCAAAGGTACCAGACGGCTCGTTGAATCTGTACAAAAGTTTAAGCTTTTTCTGGGCAAAAACATCAAGAAATCTCTGTTGCTGGATCTCCTGCTGTGTTCTTCCGGTGTGCCACACTCTGAATTCGTCCATCGCTCCCGAAAGTGTCTCCTGGGGTGTAAAAGTATGGTAGCCAAAGGCGTGAGCGGATCCGCTTCCCAGCGTCATTGGAGACGTCTTAAAATCAATCTGTCCCAACGCGCCGAAATCACTGGTCGCGACCTTCATACCGTTGCGATACAGCAGAATCTGACCCGGCCCGGCCGATCGATCAAAAACAGTAGCACAGTGCTCAAACTGACCTTTTGTCAGTTCCATCGAGGCAGAGAGAGTCAATGATCCAGACCTTATCATCACAAGATAATCCACTACACCCAGCGGGCTTGCTTTGTCTGCTGAGGAGGAGAGGAAGAGCGAGATTCCGTCATTTCCATTCAGCTTCTGCGCGATGACCTGACTGTCGTTGTTCGATCCGCTGGGAGAATTCACATAGAACTCGAACGTGAAAGGATTGGTTCCTGGATCGAGAACACTCCCCCCGGTTGGATTCTTTGAAAGCTTAGGTGAGTGTGAACCTTTGAAGTCATTGATGCTGATATAGGTTCCGGGTGACGACGGCGACGAGGACCCGCTGAAAGCCAGATAACCAATGTGCTGTGGGAACTGATCAAGCACATACTTCTCATATCCCGTAAGACCGTCAACAAAGCTGTAAAATTCAGTTTTGGTGCCGTCAAAAGGCAAGCTATTTATGATCTTGTCAAAAGCCTTTTGGGTCTTTGCTTCCGCAGAATTGAAAAATGTATGGGACGCAAAATCCGACCAGTCGACAAAAAGCTGCTGTGTGCTTTTGAGCGGAGCGCCTGGGGAATCATATCTAAACGAGCCTGTCAGAATTGTCTGCGTGTTCTCGGCATCGTTCAGAGTCATATTTCTGACAGGTGCGGCCGACCTTTTATTTCTTAGAATGCCAGGTTTGAAAAGCAGATTGTCTGCTGGCGTATTAGGCTCTCGTGACATTCCTTAATCCTTGACTTCAAAAATCGCGTCTCTATTTTTGACCAGGTAACTCACCCCTCTATCGACAATATAGAAATCGAAAGCATAGGACCTTCCGGTCATCAGTGCCTGCATCTTGAAATCAAAGAACATTCCGTCCGCATCCGTCGAGACACGAGTCGAGTCGTTGACGTCGTCATACGACAGCATAATCTTCCCCGTCACCCTGTCCACGACTTGGTAATACACCTTGTCATAAATTACTGACTTCAACTTATAGGGCGTCTTGACAGGTTGGTTGTTCTCGGCAATAAGGTCTCTTCCGAATATTCTAAAACGCACAGTGTCATTCTTGTGATATGCCCTGGTTGCATTCGTCAGCGTGATTAGCGGTTCTCTTGAGATGAATTCTCCGGCGCTTCTTTGCGCTCTTTTGATGACTACGCTGCCAGTGTGATAAGCCACCTTGCCGTCGATTGATTTCCAGAAAGTTGTAAAAGTGACCTCTCCCTTTTCAGCAACAAGCTGTGATATATTTCGTGTTGTAGCATACGACGAGGTATTAGTTGATGCCAACGCAAATGATGCCGAATAAACACCCGACACAATGTGACCATCAGTGCCCTGGGTGTGTTGGCTGCCTGTCACATAGAAGTTGAACAGACCCTTATTGAGATTCAAAACAAAGCAATTGTTGCCTTTTATTTCTGTCAGGGAAGATCCGCTAACAAGATTGGCGAGGGCGGATCGATTGTAGCTGTTAAGAAACAATGATCCGCTCGCGTCAAAATAGAAATTCGCATGATGATCCTGAATTGAGTCATCAAATCTTACCACAATTCGTGGTCGAAGAAGGGGGTTGGACACATGTCGTGATGCAAATCTCTTCACAAATCGAGATTTCGTATCGGTCTCTTCCGATCCCGTAAAGGACAATCTAAAGCCCTTGTCGGGAAATTGACTTGCCACAGTTGCAGACACAAGTGTCGTTATGTCTATCTCGAGATCCTCAGTACCCTCGGTAAATGTCTGCGTCTTTTCAAATGAGACAGTACCGTTTCCATCGATCAGATTACCCGATGCGATGTAGTCGATATCATCCGAGTCGAGCAGGCCTCCCCGGTTCGCGCCGGACACGTACCACAGGTTATTTTGAGTCGTATAGGATGCTGTGATAAAGTTAGAAACATCAACGTCATTAAATTTTCCTGTGTCTCGCCCTACGCCCTCGTTGAACGATTGTGACAGCGGAAAAACCGACAGTGTGAAATTTCTCGGAACAGCATGACCGGTCATGATATCCTTGAGTTCGAGCGTCGCTTTGAAATTTGAACTGTTGAGATCGAGAATACTGCCCGTCAGAGCTGTTATCGGAGTCAAATCAAAATTAATCAAAGCACGAGAGAGCTCTGTCTGTTTTCCGAGGCTGCCCAACTTCGTCTCATCATAAAGTTTGAAAAGGTCTAGGGTAGACGCGCGACCAACATTGGCATCCCGAACCCTGGTTTGTTCATTGATAATTTTATCCGTGATGTAAGTGTCTGCGCTAGCAGAGCAAACGATTATCATTTCAACCTCAGACTGCTGTTCCTATAATATCAAAATCAGAGTATTTCAGCTCAAAAATTGAGCCTCTGTCGGGCTGAATCAGACCCTTGGTCTGGCTCTGCTTAAAATCAAATGTAGCAGTATTGTACTCTCTGTCCTCGATCTGCCCGATACGAGGAAACACTTGCAAATCTACCAGCGAAATTACGAAGTTAGAATTGATGATCACATTGACGATATCGTCCACAACTATGGGCTGATCGATGTTGAAAAATTTTCTATCTAATGTGCTCGCGATTCTCGAATTCACTGTTTGAATCACTTGAGTCTTGGCCGCGTTCTCAGACACATAGACGCTGTACTTCACGGCAAAATTAATCACCTTTGTATCCAAAATATCTATTGCATCACCCACAAGACGCAATTCGTTCAAATATGTTTTTAAGTTTTTCTTGAGAGAGTCGGGCGAGACAGCCAAACTCCCCTCATCATCCCTAGACACAACATAAAGCAGGGCAGACATTGGATTGACAGGATTGTCCACTACTGCTGCTCTATAGATTCTTCCAAATTCACTGGGTAGCGTGTAAATTCTAGCCAACAGATCCTCACGCGACACAACTCTTCTCTGCGACTTCCTCGCCGATGTTATTCGTGTTTTCAAATCGTCTAGTGTGGGTGCAGAATCTCCTCCGCTGGCAGGCTCTGGGTTGGTCATCAGAATTGACTGTCGCACAGACAGCGCATCGGCCGCTGAAGGGCTTCTTCTAAACGACAGGGAAAGTTTATCCAGCTGCTCCACTTGATTAGCGGAAACATTATGATTGAGACCGCCTCCAAAACGATAGCGAATCGAAAGTGTGGTATCCTTGGGGGATATGCCCAGCGTCTGTGTTTCCAAAAGTGACTGTGGATCAATATTAAATCGCGCCACAGTTGTCTTTCCGAACAGACTAAGCGCAAGCTCACTGGGGTCTGGAACGATATCATCATCCAGAGTGTCCGCATTTCCCGATCCAAATCGCAATGTGGCCAGCTGAGTCACTGGATCGTATTTCTTGATAAAACGATAGGGGGCAGCAATAACAGTGACGTAGTAGGGCACGGCGGCATTGTCTGGGGCAGCATTTTTTGTTTTGAGCATCACCGTGTCCTCGCTAAGCGAGGTGACCGGGTAGTAGGTATTAAGCTCGGTATCTGATACGGAGAGTATTGCAGAAATGTTCTTCTCCACAAGAGTTATCTCTCTAAAGGCGACAAAAGCATTTGGCACTGATATTTCCTCAGTTTTCTCTTCCCCGCTCACCGCAGCCACCGATCTTGTCACAGTAAAGGTTGCGGGGATGCCGTCGGCTCTAGTTGTTGATATCACAAAATCGGCTAAAAAATTTCCATCCTCGTCCTGTTCAGAAAAGTCCAAATCATCGACCGTCGTGAAAGGAATTCCCGAAAATGACGACACCTGTGTACCGGCCAATACTACAGGCATTGCCGATCTTTTGGGTAGATACACATTGTTAACAGACTGTGACGGCACAGTGAACTGAAAATTCAGAGAAACGGAAGCCGGCGCGGCCCCCACAATATTTACACCCGCATTATTCAAGTGTGTAATGATGTTCCCAGGTTCAACAGCGCGTGCAGGATCCAGCTCTCGAAAAGCGTGATCGAGGTAAAAACTAAGTGAATCTCCAACAGTTGCAACAAAATCGAGAAACATTCCTCCCACAGACGGTTCCGAGAAATCCTGAATTTTGTCAGGAAAGTAAGTGCGTGCGGAATCGAGAAGCTGTGATCTAATTGACTCGAAGTCTCTCGCCGTAAATGATCTGTTCTCTTCCTTTTTTATCTTCTTTTTAACCTGGAATGCCATTTTATCCCCCTACTAAGATGACAGCTTCCACAGCCTGATCTGTCAGGTTCAAATCTGAAACCGAATAAGTAACTCTCACCACACTTCTAATCACATTGCCGTCCTCTGAATTGTCAACTTTGGGCTCAAATGTTTCGAGAGTGATAAAGGGCATGTACTTGTCCACTGCTGCTGAAATTCTTCTTGCAGCCTCACTGTCGATGTCCTCGGCGGTCATCTCCATAGCCAGCGGCAACAAGTTCGCCCCGAAATCTCCCAACATCAGCCGTTCCCCACGATTAGTCGCAATTAAATTTCTAAGATTGTCTCTAATCTGTGTGCCCAAATCATAGGACATATTGAACATTGTATTTCCCGTCGGAGCGAACAACATAGGTGTCCTAATTCCAATTGGATTCTTGATCGCAACATCATCAAGATTATCCTCATAAGCGGTCTGAAGCTGGCCCACCGACTTAAAGTCGTAGACCTTTCTTACTTGGGGCACTTTTCACCTCCCGACTAAATATCACGGAAGCAAAGTTATATCGCTACACATGTCGTGCCCGAAACACACACTAAGACAGTTTACCCTCTCCGGTTCCTTTCCAGGGTAAACTCACAGAAGGCACCGGAGCACCCACAGGTGTCACATATCCAATTATGGGAACACCGCCGGTCAGAGCCACATCGGTATTTACCTTAGCAGTCAGCGCGAACTTGTCTGTCGCGTTCTTGACATCCGTGCTGAGTGTCAAAATAATTTGAATCGAATCTGCATTGTCAATCTTGCCCTCATTTCTCGCCTTCTTGTAGGCAGTTTCGAAGTCCTTCTTCAGAGTGTCCACGTTACCGCCCTCAAACGAAATTTCACCGGTACCGGTGCCCGGACCCGGGGCAGTGTAGTTGCCCACAGCAAACGTAGGGTGGGTCGATATCTGGCCCGGATTTATTGTGACTGTGGTTACAACCAGCGCCTCTTTCATGTAGTTGTGAACGGCGGTACCCATCTCATCAGCGAGGGTTTCGATGATTACATCGCTGTCGGCACCATCCTGCATTCCGTCATCTCTCGACTTTCGAAACGCTGCCTCCAGCTCATTCATCAGTAAAATTTTAGATGCTGCGAGTGTCTGCGGCATGTATTCACCTAGATCAAACTTGTAGCGATTCCAAACCCCTTACCGCCGGCGGATGTCACTCCACCAACAACATCGGGTTGACCGGACGGAGAATCGACATCCGTGTCGACCTTTGCCTGCACCATGTAATCGTGAATTGCGTTCGCGAGATCCTCCGCGAGATCCATAATGATTTTGTCGCTGTCGGCACCGTCATTCATTCCGGTATCGCGGGAGGTTTGGTAGGCGGAATACAGGGCAACTTCTAATCCGAATTTGGCAACGCTAAGCGGCATATCACTCTCCAAAAATTCTTTTTGATTGCACCTTTTCGATGGCTTTCTTGTGCTTTGCACTGATGGCAACTTTGAGAGCGGCAACTGCTGCATCAATTTTTGGGGATGGCGATCCGAATCCCGGAGTGGGTGCAGCGGTCATGTTATCACAAAATGTCGACATTTCTTTCATAAAATCCTTCCAGATGTCCTCAAGATCCTTGTACTTGACATACGGTTGTGACTTTCCATCTCCTGGACCTCCGCCGGCACCACCGTCGTCCGGTGTCCGCCCCAGAAAAATCTTGCTGCCGCTAATCTGAATGGTTCCGTCCGGTTCGATGATGATCGATGCCAGTGTCTCCTTGTTGTTGCCCTCCTTGACAATCCTGATGCTGCCGTTCACCTCCTTAAAATTCGGGTCTCCCGGCTCCTTGTTCTTAACCTTTTCAATCTTATTTTTTCTGGCAACAATTCGAACATGATCCGCCTTTACCGCGATGGACGGTCCTTCCTGCGGTTTAAAATCTTTGAAGAAAGCTTTTGGGATCACTTGGTCTAGACCGAGCTTCACATCAATCTTGGTATTTTCCGCGATATAAATTCTCGACGCGTCGACTAAAAAATCCGGATCACCCTCCCCGGGATTCATCTTTCTGTTGTGATCAGAATTAAGAGTTGTATCCCTTTCGTTCTCTAACTTTTCAACTTGTGCCGGATTCTTATCTGTCTCAAATTTCTCAAGTGCGTTCTTGGCAATGAGCGGCTGGGTGCTGTTTTTGACGGTCTTAGAGTCCTTTTTTCTGGTCGCCTTTATTTTTTTTTCGTCAGTGTCGAAATATCTGCCTCGACCCGCCACAATGTCAATGGCCCCCGATTTTGTTTCGAGTGGGCTACTTTCTGGATTCGGAGTCGAGTTTGACTTCTTCGGATTGTCCGGTCGAGTTTTAAAATCCCAACCTCGATCGGTGCCCAGACTGATCAGGGCGTTATTTGACCCCTGGATCACCAAATCTCCCGGTCTTTTTGTCAGCCTAGGAATGGGTTCAAGCTTGAACTGCGATCTCTCAACAGAACCCTGGATAACATTTTTAAGCGCACTGTCGTCCCCGCTAATAAGTGAGCCTCCGGCGGCGGCCGGATTACCATTTGGAAATCCCAAAATGCGCTGTGATTTCATAGAGCCGGTCGTAAGACTTGATCTGGTAAAGGGAGTAAAGTTAACGTCCTCCAAAGGCAGCATGTCTGACACGCGAGAAAGCCAGTACGTAACTTCTCCCTTGTCATCACTGAGCGCTTTTGTCCGAAAGATCCACACCTGCTCACCCGATTTGACAGGCAGCGCGAAGTGTGAAGAGAAAAAGGGATAGCAGACAATGTCAGCGTCCGTTGATAAATTATCACCTGTTGTTATTAGTCGACAGACAATCGAGTTTCTTGGTGCTAAGGGAAATCGCTCCTTTTGATCTTGTCTAAGAGACGACGGCACCTCATCCCTCAACGACACGTCACTGATCGTGTCAATGACTAGACCCCGCTCAAAGAGGTTCGCATTTTTTAAATTTTCGACATCTACATTGGGTGTCTGGCCGTCCTTGAGACCCGCCTTACCGTATATTAGAGCCTTGGTCGATGACATTTTTACTCCGCTATTTTGGCAAAAATATCATTAGCATCGACAGTGTTTGCACTCTCAATCTCTTTCGAGATAATCTGAACCAACGCTAACAGCTGATCGTTCGACTTAGTCATTCTCTCGAGGTATTTCACTAGAGTAGTTCCTAGAGAGACATGATCTGCAGCTGTTTGACCCAGCTGAATGAATGCCTGGGTGAATAGTGCTGAGGCACACACTCTGTCGTTGGTGGCATTATTGTAGATCTCTGACCACAAGTGTGCCTTTTTAGGATCAATGCTGTCCATCTCAAGCAGCAATTTCTCAAAGTCTCTGATCTTCTTTT